AATATCTAGATCTTTTAATGAAATATTCAAAATCTTCCATTTTATCTCCGACTTTTACCGCTTTTGTATTACGATCTACGATAACAAATTCTAATCTAGATCCGTCATCAACCGGTCTACCTCGACTCTTTATCAATTCTGCCAATCTTACTTGAGGTGGACATTTACTTATTGCATATTCTTTTTCAGTCATTCCATTTAATGCTTTTAATCTTTCATTCGGATCTTTTGGTAATGGTTTTATTTTGTAATCACCCATAAATTCATCGGTATCGTTGTCATTTTCTGTACAACCTACCGATTTTGTTATAACAAAATCGGTAAAAGGTACGATATTTCTAAATAAATCATTGATAGATTCTATAATATAATCTATAATCATTTCTTTGGTTGCATTGTCAAAAACCATTCTAACTATATTCTCATATATACGTCTCGTTATACAAGCGTTATCTCTTCTAACCAATACAACTCCTTTTTTACCGATATTTCCATTACATGTACCATTGCGATCTATACTAGTGTATACATATCTTTTCTTACTCAATATTATGAATTTTTTATAGATTGCTTCTTCAAACTCTAGTGAAATCGAACCTGGAAATTCGTTAGACACCAAACCAGCAACACGAATCGCCTCATCCCATATTTCGGTTGGAGTTGTAAGATGTGGAAAAATAATATACGTCGAATCTGTGTCTGTATATATCCACTTTGCATTATATTTTTCACATACTATATTTGCTGCTTTTTTAATAGATTCTCTACCTAAATATGTAATACACATTGCGCCCGGCATAAATGGTAAATATCCTCTTCTCACACCCATTGCTCCGTATTGACTATTTGCAGATACCTTGTAAGCGAGTTGTTTTTTATCCAATACAATAGCATCTTCTTTACTACAAGTTTTCATTTGATTTTTAACATTCTTTCGAGATGTTAAAAGATTTTGAATAATAGTTGGTATTACACCTTTTTTAACGTGTTCTTTCAGAAATCTATATTTTCTTTTTGCACAAATAATGCAACTAATTTCATTTCCGTTTTCATCATCGTAATCGTTTGAAAAACTCTTTTTAATTTCAGTCAATTGAATTCTAAATGGTCTTTGTGACAATCTAAGTTTGTTTATTTTATTCTGAACAACCGTTTTTGCTTCTTTACCGCGAGATTCATCGCGTTCAATTGTTAATTTTTTTATTTTATTTTGAATTGCGACAATTTCATTGGTGAGCTTATTTGCATTTTGTATTTTTGGATCGTGTTCGCACATTACATGATCTTCCCAAATAAATGTATGATAATCGTCGGATGATAGGCGTTTCGCCTCTGAATCGGTAACAAATGTCGAATAACATATATTATAATTGATCATAATGGAAGGATATAGCGATGCAAAATCCAATGGTACAATGTTTTCATATATACCAGGTATAGGATCTTTTACATATGCACCCAAATATCTTTCACCAGACAGACAATTGTATCCGTTTGATGTTACGATTATATCTCTATTCAAACAATAATCATATACCTGATTATATGTTCGTATTTGTTGACCTTGTGTATATAATTGAAACATACTAACTTTACATACAACAGACATTTCACTCAATGAAATCCAACCATTTATATGATTTAATATATCTATACATAGATTTGAATCCTGAACGCAATATTTTCCAACTCTTGCCATTTCTTTGGATCTATAAGCAATAAATATTTCCTTGTAATTGACAGGATCTTTTTCTGCATTGACCAGATTTTTTGCTACATTATCTAATTTATAAGTATCAAATTTATAATCTCGTTTTACAATTGGTAATAAATCTAAAATCAATATACCTTCCCAATCGATATATCTCGATTCTGTGTTTTCATTGTGTCGCTTTTTTTTCCTGAAATTTGATGAAATTTTCTTTTCTTGAGCTGGTATAGATTTATTAAATCCAGCCAATTTAAATTCCTCCAATAGCCCATATCTTTCGCATCTTTTGATCATATATTGTATATCAAAACCTAGAATATTATATCCAGTCAATACATTTGGTCTTTCTTTACTCAGTATATTTATAAATTCTTTCAATAATTCTTCCTCACTTTTACAAGCAATTACTTTTATTCCATTTAACATTTTATCAATCTGTTCATCTAAATCTATTCCGTCTAGCGTTATCAATATTTTTCTTTTAATACCACCGTGTTGGAAAACACAGGATGCTTGAAATATTACATCTTCTGGTCTATTTGAAGGCATAGATGTCATAAAGTCTGAATTTACTTCCAAATCAAAAGCCATAATCTTTGGATCGACCTGTTTGGTGCACGTAGATTTATGTAAATCATTACATTTCACAATGTATTCTTTATCGCACGATGTTTTTTTCTTTACTCTTTTACCTTCGAACGCAATCCACGTCGACATTGGAATTGATCGTAAAGATGTCAATTGTAAAACTGGCGTTGCATGTTCTTCATGTATTTTAAATTTTGGATTTTTTTTGACTATTGAATAAATCAATCCAAGTTTACTTCGAGAACACATTTGAACAAATAAAAACTTTTGTCTATCAAATCTAGAATATAAATGATCCTTTTCTACAATTTTTGTCGCGGTTGTCAAATTAAACAATTGTCGTTGTAATTCTTCTACATCTTCTTCGTTGCGCGGTATTTCAATGTATATATATGGATTGAAATCGTTTATTTTCAATACAACCGAACAACCATCCTCGTCTATACCATAGCATCGTATAGATGTCGAATATTCACCATCATCAGTTGTCCATGAATATACAAAGATATTATTGGTCATTTTTAATACATGTACGTTGTGATTTATAAATTAATCACTTTCACTTTGGTTTGAAAGTAAAAACAACTATAAATAGAAAAAATAATAAAATCGACATGTAATATATAACAGGCGGTATAACATTCAAATCTGGTATAACACCTCCTCGTGCAAAATCACAATTTATATTTACGTCATTATTGGAAATTTTAATATGTTTATCCTGTGTAAATTTATATACTTGTTGACATATATTATCTGGACAATTTCCAACCTTGTTTTCATTTGTTAAAAAATATCTAGTTCCATCTGAACAAGGTATATACCAACATTTATCTGGATATGGTCCTGGATCTATTTTGCCGTAAACTGGATCACTTTGTCTATTCCAACATTTACACTCTTCCAATCCAACTTGTTTGGAACAGATTTTTTGAATAAAATCTGTTTTATCAGTTTCATTCAATCCATTATATTGTTTTCTACAATAATCACCCATAACAGTAGATGAGAAAATTGGATTACACGTTATTCTATCGTCGAAACAACCATCCCATAGTATCTTTTCACAAATTGGATTCATTTTTTGAATGTATAAGTTATTAATAACAGAAATCCTAGAGCCAAAAGTATAGAATAAACCCATGTGATTTGAGGTGTAGACGAACTACTTCCACATTGAATTATAGTTTTATTGTCTTCAACATCTACACTTCTTGCTTGTGATATATCATAAATAACCTGACATATATTGGACGGACATTCGTGGTGATGAGTTGGATCTGCATCTGCCAAATCAACGTCAGATGGTATAAAACCACGACCACCATCCTTACATGGAATGTACCAACACGAATCTAGATATGGATTGTTTAATTTTAATTTTTTATAAATCGGATCATCATTTCTATTGAAACAAATACAATCTTGCGTATTCCACCGCGAACAGTAATCTGTCATCCAAGAATCCTTTTCCAATCTAGATAAATTATTATAAGCTTTTGCACATAAATCAATCTCTCTATCATCTGTAGAAAAAACACGAGAACAAGATTTTGAATCGATTGGACAATATTCAGACGGTGATTGACAGAAAGATTTCAAAATTGGATTATCAGAAACATTAGGGCCATATAACGCAATAGAATTTGTTGCTTGATCCAATGTTGTTATCAACATTGGATCGTACACGCATTGGACATGATCATCGAGTTGTTGTATAGCTATAACTGGATTTTTCCCATCTTTGGTTTTACCAATGTCACACGAAGATCCGAGTACATTTCCATTTTGACAACATTTTATATTGAAATAATCAGACGTTTGAGCGTATTGACTTATATATTTAGTTTCACACAATTTATCGCAATCCGTTATAACACCCGATATCAAACCGACTGGATTATCAAAACCATAAATAGGTGGGCATTTTAACGCATTACCATTGAAATCAACAGTTTTAACAAGTTTATCATTTAAATAAATATTTTTAACTCCGATATTATTTCCGGGTTTCAATGGTATATTGAAATAAAGTTGATTCAAATCATTATTCATGCCGATATTGATAAATATCGGATCGGCAAACCATGGAAATTCTGGATTTTGTGGTCTTGATATAGAAATATCATCGTAAGATATTGTCATTATTTTATTTTTCAAAGATACAAGTAATTTATGCCAAAAAGGCATTGTGACTGTTTGAGATATTGTAAAATTTCCAACTTTTTTTTCATGTGACATTATAACACTTAGGCTATTGTCATCATTCAATAAAAAAGTTATACTATCGCCATAACAAAACCCTACAGCAGCGACACATTGTCCGATTGATGCAATTATACCAGATGCACCGTTTGATAATATTCTAAAAAGACATTTAAACTCAAAATCATCGCCCATATTAAAAGAGCCTTTACTTTTCAAAAACTCATTTCCTCTAAATGCATATCCTGTTTTATCTAGAGTCATTTTATCATTAAATTAATTTCGTCACCATATTTGGTGACGAATTGTTTTGTTTAAAAACAATTTTTAATTACATATTCTGCCATTTGAAAATAAATATCTTTTTGATATTCACCGAGTTCATCAAAATATTTACACGATCTAGTTATTTTATTCTCGAGCAACTTGCATGGACGCTGATATGATCTATTTGAATCTTTCCACGGTTTATGTGTAATCCAATAATCAAAACAGTCGCACCAACCATCGTGCATTAACGATGCAATTTTATAAACAGACAGGCTTTCCTTTTTTGGGAAATATCTAATTGCCCAACCAATTCTACATATATTTATATCGTTCCCCCAACTCCCCTTTTTATTATGGCGACTTTTCCATCCATTTTGTTTAATGAGCATATCATGCATTCTCTTTGCATGACAAATCAACGTCATACCATTTGGTGTTTGTTCGTGATACGAAAACCTGTGGTTTGCTGTGAATATCGGCTCCATCACAACTTAATTTATAAATATCTTTGAAATTTTTGCATTTCAATTTCCCAATATTAAATTTACAATTTCGTTTGATAAAAGTTTTGGTCCAATTGTATTTAGTTTTTTCAAAAAGGTTATTTTGCAATTTTTCTTTTGATTTATAATTTTAATTCCAATTTTTTCTCTCAATGATGTCCATTCTGTTTCAAACGTAAACAAATTCCAATCTGATATATTTGTAACGTTTTCTAAATCGTAATACTTTTCGTATTTATTTTTGATTGAAATATTATTTGGATCTTTATAATTGTTTATCGTAAATTCTAAATTATACGAAATAATTTCACAACATTTCGTATTGAAAATCACGGCGATACATTTTGCAATTAATCTTTTCATGATAGTTTTCAAAACCAATCTATTAATTTCAACAAATTTATTAATATGTTTTTGATTTGATGTTGTTATATGTTTAAAGTATTCAAAATATAACAATGTGCATCCGGCAACCAAATTTTCCAAATATGTATCTACGCATACAATGGGATATAATTCAACTACAGTCTTTACGATATTGTAAATTTTATTTGCATCTTCGTCATCCAAATTAAAATTAAATTTAACATTCTCAATTTCGTGTTCCAATGAACAATAAGGTATTCTAAATTCATCTTGATTTAGATTTATGACGACTATATTAGATCCCTTTTCTAATTGAGCGATTGAAATGTTGAACAGTTTCAAAATCTTAGAAGGTGGAATAAAATTGTTTAATAATATAGATGCTCTATAAACACACGCTGCAACAATGTTTTTTCTTCTTTTTGATCGATAAACGCGTTTTACACTTATTGTATTATATATAGTTATTG